GGTAGGAATGGTTAATCCTTCCACTTACCGTGAAATATTGGTAAGAAAAGTCTGCAGACTTCAAGGTTGCAGACGGACCTAAAGTACGTCAAAGTCCTGGGGTTAAATCCATGGACCGAGATCGTACCACTGTCTAACTACGCTCAAGGAAAACCTAAGCTTAGTTCGATGTAAAGGGACGGAGTTACGTCCTTTAAACTCTACATCGTTCCAAGTAATAAGTTTCCCCAGCGATTCGAGCATAGACGAGCGTTTCCGAGAAGGGAGAGATCCCCCCTCGCGTTCTGATATGCGCCAAAGCTCAGCTAAGAAATAGCCGATCCGCTCTTCAGTGTAGCTTGATGCTACTTCCCCTAGATGCCTAACCTTGTATCCTTCGATACCATGTTGAGCTCTAGTTGGTGTAGCTTCGTCAAAATTACTAACGAAACCACCATCACCCAGCGTTTCCGGTATTCTCAGCCGTAAGGCCGAGGGTACTAGTTGCACGAGGTGATCGAATGTGCTTCGAAAACGAGAATCACAAGCAAGATAATTCATTTGCCGGTGACTCAAGCGACGAACTGCATTCGCTAAACGGTAAACCGTTAGGATTGATGAGAGCCTATCCTTGAGATAGATTGGTTTTAGATCAAAACCTGAGTAATAATGGACGCCACAGCTTTCACGAAAAGGAGTTTTGTAATGACTCTTCTTTTCATTAATACGAAAGCCGTAAAACGTCATCATCTCAGAAAACATTTCATAGGCGGACGTTGGTAAAATCACGTCATCCCCGTACACACTGACAGTTTGATCGCCAGGTGTCCGTTGATATTCTACGCAAGCTTTTGCAACAGCATAGAATACCAGGGATTCAAGCTGAAAAGTGAATCCGTTCCCCATAGAGGAGAACTTCTCCCACTTAACAGTTTGCCCTAAGAAGTGCCCGTAATGAGATCGACAGGCATTCAAGATAGTATACCACCGGGGAGGCAATAAAGCCTCTACGACAGAGTTACTAACTGAATCACTTGCGCTGCTTAAGTCAACAGTTGCCAGAGCTCCTGTTATGGAAGCTCGTTTGGCAAGCTTTTGATTTCGGCTTTGCCAGCGTAAGTCGATACCCACCCGTCGGAGGCGCTGACCAACCATTTCGCCGATAGCTTTCTGGAACCATAAATTGATTCCAGGTTCTACGGCGATAACTCGATTGGTCTTCGCATCCTTCGGAACAGTGATAACTTTGTTCCCAACTTGAAAGGTCGGATATGTTCCTCCGTCTTCCAAGTGCCTAGCCCAATGCGGATAAACCATTTGCATAAGGTTAGGTGGAACTAAAGAGTGAAGGTCACGCGTTATTCCAGTTTCATTCTGGAACTTCACTGCTGAACTGGCGTCTCTCCTCTTAATTAGAGTTGATGCGCCAGGACCCCAGTCCGGCTTAGAAAAGAACTCGTCGGTATCGAACTCGCCAAGCAGCAAATCAATTTTTCGAACGACTTCATCGTGAAGTCGAACGGCGCGCCCTTTATAGAGGGGATCGCTTGAGAGGTTGCGAAAGCGAGCATTTGTTTTCTTACATAGAAGTTCGAATTCTCTGAACTTCAACCAAGCTACTTCATCCAAGTCGGAACCCAGAGTTAATCCTGAGAACTTAGACAAGAATTTAGTAGCCATGTAAGAATCCCGAGTAGCATCCAGTGTTTCGTATGCTACAGGATCCCACTCAAGCGCTGCCAGCTGTCCATGTTCATTGTTAATGTACATGAGCCAGACGGTTAACGCTCGAGGGTGATCCAGGGCCGATAAGTACTTCTCAATAGCCAAGGTTGTTTCCTTGGTGCCAACGCGATACTTTTGAAAGCCATTCAAGGCTTTCTTACCTCGCTTCTCAGAAGACATGGTATTTTGCTTTCCTAATGAGTTAAACAACTATGAGAGCTTATTCCTAAGCACTCTTTGCCCTACGTTAGTAGGGGTTGGACAAGGTCAATTTTAGTAGACCGAATCCAGGTTGCTAACGACAGCGAGAAGCGGCGACGATGTTGCATCCGTCGGAGCGTCATCACTGGCGTTAATTGTGGTCAGAAACAGCGAGTGCATAATGTTGAACAGAACCAACCGTTCAGCAAGAGTACTCCGTTCTGGCAGCAAGAACTCAAACATGCAAGAAAGATCGTAGGCCTTCGTCGGTTGGGGCTGTATGCCCGTAACTGTCGTAGGCGCGGTCACTTCGAGCGTGGGGATAGCTACTTTACCAGTCGTCTTATACACTCGGGATCCCTGGGTAGGTTTCCTTTGTGAAAGAGAGAGGCTGGGATAACCGACAGCGATACCGCCTGAACGGTCAACCCATCGCGCAACACCCTTGGAATCAATTCCTTCGGGGTCAAACGTTTTGTCGTAGCTGACCGTGGCACTCGAAGTTCTTGCGAGTGGCATAGCCAGCGTGGACGCTTTAATGCTACCAATGGCAGGCATTAACTTGCTCCTTCATGAAACAAAAGAGTGTATCTTTAGGGTTTCTTACGGAAGGCAGAGTTGAGTAAAGCCAACCCATTCGCCGCGTGAGTGCCGGAAACGGGATTCTTAAAGGAAGGTATCGTTTGCGAAGGAAAGGCAGTAAGCCTTGTCCTAGCATACGATATAGCTTCTCTTGTACGATTCCCAGTTACGCCAATCATTTGGTGATTAGTTGGATCTAACACAAACTGCTTACCCGAGTAACCCACACTCCAATTAGTATAGAGTTTGGTCGTCTGACTTCTCCATCCGTCTAAAAAGACAAGACCATCCCAAGCCGATAAAGACTCGAGATAAGGTCCGATGGGGATAAACCAGTCGACTACAAAACTATACGGAAGTACCTCCCATGCAAGATTAATGGGATTGGTGAAACCAGTCTGCGCCAGAAAAGCCTTGAGGTGGTTATCGATTTGGTATCGCATGCCGTACCTAATATCGGCCGTAAACGTCTCCGTTTGCGTACCGATATAGGGAGAGCCTGCGGTTCCCAAAGACATATAACTACTTCTTTGCTCCTGGTAGTGTGCAGAAGAGCGAGCGGTGTAGACGACAACACTGGCCAGTTTTAACCGGGCAATGCTGTCCATCAAACCATGAATGTCCTGAAGAAGTGGTTCCCACCCGTACTGTAGTGCTAGCCAATTATCAGCTAGACTATTGTAGGGGACGGATACTTATTCTTCTTGAACCGTGGTTTGACATCCGTATGCCATAAAGATTGAATGGCCTTAGAGATATTCTTTTCCCTAAGAGCATTCACAGACTCAGCCAACCTCCTTGATGTATCACCAATCAAGTTAGTAAGCTGACTCACCTGCCAAAGGTCCTGGGCGATATTATTAATACCGGGTCCAGTTGCTTCCTGCAGTTTCTTTATAGCACGGTTCTGAACGGAAGAAGGTATTCCGACAGCACCGGGACTACTACCGAACATGGCAGTGCCTAGTTGGGATTCGTAGCTTCTCCCGTTGGTTTGGTATGAGCCGGAACCTGTATCAAACCAGGTATCGACTATACTTCCACCATCGAGGGTAGTTACAACATCCATACTATAAGCATTTATTGGGAGTGTACCCTTCTTCTTTCTCACCTTGAAATTCGGAGTTACCACGCCACTGCGTGTCCGCTGGAAGCTAATATAGTTCGCGAACGATGAAGTTCCCGAACCATTTATATAGCTCCAAGTAGGCACTTGTGTCACGGTAGTCACGTTTCCACGTTGAGATTGAGGAGTCCATTCCCTGCCAGCTCGAGGATTATTAGCCCTCTCTGCTCTAAGACGAGCGGTATGTCTCGCCCCTGTTCGACCAAGGCCATCATCCCGACCCTTAATAAGGATCAAGAACCGGAATGATTTCTCGTTATTTCTCTTCTGTTCCTTTTTCTGGAAATAGAAGGGGAAACGCGAGTAGCCTTCGTAATATTGCCCCGGAGTTCCAGTAAAGTTTCGATAGGTAAGTACAACAGAGTAGCCGCTTCGAATGTACGGTACGTCAAAGGGAATAATCTCAGGAATTTCCGAAGTAGGAAATTCAGGTGAGGTTCCAACGACGCTACCGTCCGATCGATAAACGGTCCAACTCCAGTACTCGCCTCTCTTATATTTACCAGCTCCGACAATACTGGCTGTGCTCAACCCGACAGCCCGATTAATTTTCGCCAAAGTAGGAACGTCAGATGGAAACCTAGTAATTAAGGTAGCCATACTAACAGACTCGCTCGACGATGTTGAGCTGCTCAACATAGACAATAACAGGAGAACAAGGTGCAGTATCGACAGGGGCCTTGGGAGTAACTACTTCCTTAAGCCCTTGAAGATATTTCTCTGCATCGAATATAGCTGCGAACAGAGCAAAGAGACACAGGATAATAGCGAGAAAAGTGCGGCGAAGAGCCGCAAATTTGTCACAACTCCTGCGAAATTCTTTACTTCTGCCCTCGGCCATATTAGTCTCCTATGAACTTTGTAAAGTTCGGTTATCGTCATTAGGATGTTGGATGTGGTTTAGTAGATCATCACTGACCCACGGCCAATCCCTTGTACCATCGTCTTGAGTTTCAGACTGAGTAAGTCTGGAACGCAACTTAACGTACACGGACACAGGGCGAACCCTTGTGCTCGAGTACGTTTCGACGGAAGTACAAGCATCCTCAAGCTCTTTCTTAAAAACCTTTGCAGGTTTATAGGGAAGACACTCAAACTCTAACGAGAGAGAGTGCTGCTTAAACGCTCCCGATCGGAAATCTAAGACACGACAAATAAGGTCTTCTATCTCGTCCTTGCGGAGGAAATAGAGGAGCGCTGGCTCAACCATTACTGGCTGGGTACCAACACCTTTCTCCAGATAAATCTGAGGGCACTCGAACTGTTTAGGTTCTAGCGCAAACAGACATCTAGTAAGGTCACAATTTGTCATGTCAAGATCTCCTTAGGGAACGTTGTTGAGTAGGACCTCGTTCGTTACGAACTTGATCCAAACTCGTGC